ATACGAATATAGCACAATTACAAGAAGAAATCCTCGATGATAAGCGACCGGCGGCATGCCAAAAATGTTGGCATCTAGAAGATCAAGGTAATACCAGTGACCGACAATTAAAAAATGCTATGTTCGACTTCTATACTGATAAAGCTATACAGTTCGTTGAAGAAGACTGCCGCAATGGTAAATTTAGTCCGCGGATTATCAAATTATATACGTCAAATTTATGTAATAGTACGTGTGTTACATGCGGCCCAACCGCAAGCACTGCATGGGCAACATTAAAGAAAATCAAGACTTTTAAAATAACAAATCAGAGTATATTAGATTCGGTGGTATTAACTGATGCAACAATGATAACCTTTGTCGGCGGCGAGCCGTTGTATGAGAAAAAGAATTTTGAATTATTGGAAAAATTAATAGAAATCGGTAACACTGCTTGTTTTATATCAATGACCACAAACGGATCGGTTGAATTAACTCCGTATCAACTTAATATTTTAAAACAATTCAATAATGTAAATTTATGCCTGAGTATAGATGGCATCGGGCCAGTATTCGAATACATGCGGTATCCACTAAAATGGTCGACTCTATTAGATAATATAGAAATATACAAAAACTCAAACATAAATTTATCAGTTAGTTACACAATTAGTAATTTAAATATATTATATTATAACGAAACTATTGAATGGTTTGAACAATTGGGATTACCGCACAATCATAACATGGTCGATTATCCATTACATTTTTCTGTTAATGCGTTGCCAGAAGAAACTAAAAAACAATTACCAGTTAGTTTGTTTCGGGTACATGAATCGTCGGATGATTTGCAATTTGCAAAATGTTTAAATGAAATTAAGAAACAAGATCAATTAAAGAATATTTCGATTGATGATTTCTTACCCGAATTTGTTAATATGATTAATCGAAATACTTAACTATCTCTGAAAAAATTGTGCGCCAATTATTATTTCTAATAGAATCCCATTGGTTAGTAAATTCAATGATAGGATCAATCGGCATCACATTAGTTGGTAATATCGTCGAGACATATTGATTAGTATATTTTTCATGTATTACTTTTCGTAATGCTAGCGGAGTTCGATCTAATCCCCAATCTCCCCAACACGGATGAATATTAATTTCAGTGGCATCGCCCACTCTATTAGTTGCAAGATTTGTATGCACCCATTGTTCTAATCTATCATAGTAAAAAATATTAAATGGATTGAGTGTATGGTTAATTCTAAATAATACATTAACTGGTGCAGTGGCCTTAAGAGTTAATAAATTACGTTCGATATGATTCCATCTCAATGGCCAACGTATGTAGTTAAATTGTTCTTCTATACCATCGATGCTTGCTTCGAAATATACAAGTTTAAATTTACTCCATAGATCAAGCAATGCAGGAGTCGGTAGTATGCTAGCATTGGTTGTGTACCAAATATCAACTTGTTCTGGATAAGGTATTTTTTCTAATACTTGTATATGACTATCTGTTAATAAGGGCTCACCGCCAAAGAATTTAATTCTCCGCAACTTCGATAAATCTACTGTAGCTAAAATAGTATCTAAATATGATTGAGCGTCATAATCCGATTTAATATGAATAACTTTGTTTTTATCTGATTGTTTAGCCCATAGTGAACTATATTCTGGCCCGCAAATAACACATGCGGCATTGCAATTAAAATCAATATTAATATCCAGGGCCACAACAGCATTATCATCGGTATCAGGAATTATATCAAAACTAGATTGTCGAAAACTATTATATCCAGCTTGCTCTTGTTTTTGACAGACTGAGCATCCCGGTATCCATCCGGTTACAGAATCTAATTGCAACTTTCTAGTTTGTTCTAAATTTTCATTAAATGGTGTTTCGCCCCTGTACCAACAACAGGGCTTTACTACTAATTTCTTATTAAGATTAATCGAATAACCATTGGAAAGAAATCTGCAGAAATTATTTGATCCTGCCATTATTAACTGCTATTCTTTAAACTGGCAAGCATACCTTTAAGTTTGCTACTATCCACTGTTGCATTGATTTTTGGATGGTCTATAATTTCACCAGTTTCTTTATTAACTGTTGAGTTTGGCTTAATATTGTTTAATACATTGTTGATATTACGACTTGCACCATTGCCGTCACCTGCCATATCTTCACCAGGGTCAGTAATACGCATTGTTTCAATATTATACTCTAAGTCTACTTTATGTCCTACGCCAGTTGAACTACGTGACTTCATACATTGTAATTGATAACGACCACGTTCTTTCATAGCGCGACTTGTAAAGATACCAAACACGTTATCTGCTGTATTAATCTTACTAATACCACCTGCAATGTGACTATGATCAAACTCAATTTCTTCAACTGCACTACGATTTAACTGTGATGCTGTTACAAGTAATACGTTAAGCTCTTTTGCTAAGTTACGCAATTCTTCTGCAACATACTTGTCTTTAATAAACTGATCATTTGGGTTAACTTTAATCGATACTGGCATTACTAAGTCTAAGTAATCCACCATAACAAAGTCAATCTTAATACCTGTTTGTATCTGCACTTCTTTTAAGTAACTGCGTATGTCGTTTACATTGCTTTGCGCTGGAAAGCCCTTAACACGATATTGTCCAGATTTCTTACCCACCATCTTAACTTTAAGTTCTGTTGTATCAATATCTTTTCTAATGTCTTTTGTACTCATACCAGTAAGCATAGCATCTGTACGCAGACTACATAGTTCTTCACTAAGCTCAAGTGTTACATACACACCACTAAGTCCCATTTGCAACCAACTAAGCGCAATGTTCATCATAACCAATGATTTACCTGAACCAGATCCGCCTGCAAAGATGTTAAGTTCACCGCGACTAAAGCCGCCGTACAATATCTTATCCATTTGTGGCCACCCTGTGCTTACTTGTCCACCACTGTTAAAGTATTTGTCAATACGAGCACGTGGATCTTCGAAGTATTCTGTGCCCATGTCTTTAGTTAAACTTATTTGTACAGCGTCTTTAATAAGTTTTTCTACAGGGTCATACTCGCCCTTCTCTAACATATCTGCCGCCGCTAGAATTGCACGTTCAAGTTCGTTACGTTTAGTAAAGCCCTCGAACTCTGTCATAAACCAGCTATAGTGGTCTTCGGTTAAGTCGGGCACGTGTTTAAGTGTGACTGTAGTTACTGCCTGCACTTGTTCAATAGTAGGTAGTGTTCTATATTCGTCACTGTGTTGTTTAATAAATTTAGCCGCCTCACGCAAACTTCTATCAAAGTTTTCGGGATTGTAGATGTTTTGCACTCGCACATAACTTTGCGGGTCTTGTAACATCATTTCAAGAAATAGTTTTTGCAGATCAGTCGAATATTCTTTGCTCATATGTTAATTATATAGCCTTTTTCTTAATAGCTCAATTTTTAATTTGCTCGTTTCTTTAGCATCAATGATAGATTTTAATGTAAAGAGTTTGCCGTACTTAGCTACCGCATCGCTAATATCTTTGCAGTCAGCATCTTCTTGCCATACAGGAAAGCTAACACTCCACCCATACTTTATCGCCGCATCAACAAGTTTAGCACCACTCTTGTCCGCATCAGCAACAACAATAACCTCACGACCTAATGCATCAATAATGTCTGCTTGTTGTTCTGCAACTTCATTGCCTAATACTGCTACTCCATCAACTGCCATAGCATCAAATGGGCCTTCGCAAACGATAACAAACTTCCAATCACGTTGTTGATTGTTAGTGTTAAATACAACGTTGGGTTCATAGTGGCTGTAATACTTTGGTTTAACACCATCAGTAAACGCACGGCTTGTATAACCAATAGTTTTATCTTCCCAAATAATTGGAATAATTACACGTTGATGTAGACTATGCTCTGTACTATCAGTCCAAAAGAAATCATATTTTTGCATATCAATTCTGCGACTAGCGGCATATCCAACAGCTGATTGCAATAGCGGTGGTACATTATTAAAATCATTTAATAGATGAAATGTAGTTAACTGTTGAAAACTTATAGCATCTTTGGGTAGCTCGCGTACTTTGAACTCAATCTTCTCTTCGGGTTCAATTTTAACTTGCTCTGGCGCAACTAAGTCTTTAATGCGGATTGCTTCGATTACTAAGCGTTTAACATCACCATCATTTGCACCGAGCCAACTAAGTAGTTTACGAAATTTAAATGTTAAATGTCTACCGGGTTGATAGCTAGCTTTGAAGTTACAATTGAAGCAATGGTAGCTGACTGAACCATCGGCATTTGCTGTTAGTCCAGCACGACCTCTTGTGTCTGCACCTTCGCCATTGTGAATACAACATGCACCGTTAAAACTCGTCCAGCCGCTCGGCGTTGTTTTGCGCTTTGCGGGTAGAATTGTTTTAACGTAATCGGAGATAAGATTCAGCATATACTATATTATATGCTAAATCCATTTTGATGTCAAGAGATTTGATTAATAAACGTTTGAGATAACTTGCATTTGTCCAGCTGCACCCCAATTGTCGTCGGTGTATGCAGGTAGTGTTAAGTTACCCACTGCTGTTCCACTATAGCTTACAGTATAATTGTAGTATTCTTGTGTTAGGTTTGCGATGTTTGCTTGGTCCAACGTAACCGTACCAACCGCAGTAGTTACATTCGAAATATTAGCAGTAGTTGACCATACTGTTGCATTACCATCAGTTAGCGCAAATGTAAAATCTCTACTTGTAATATTAGCAGGCTTTTGGTCATTGTTTCTAAATTGAATTGTG